ATGGGTTTGTTGTTGAAGAAGAGTGGGAAATGGATAACAATAGTATAGAACTGACAGTAACTCGTTGGACTTAATATCTGATTTTTAATTTAAATGATGGAATTAAACGATTTAAATGTGAATAATGTATTGGATGAGATACGTCCATACATTGAAGCAGATGGAGGGTACTTAGAGTATGTTGCGATAGATTACCTTAAAGAAGGTCCTATTGTTATGGTGAGGATGTTAGGTGCTTGTGCAGGATGTGCTATGAGTGCTCAGACAATGACTATGGGTATTGAGAAATTAATTAAGGATAGATTTCCTGAAGTTCAAAGAGTCATATCAGTTTGAATTAGGTATAATCACGTAGGCATATATTTTTGTAAAACCGAACTTGACTTTTGTGTGCAAACTATGATAAATAATAACAAGAATTAGGAGGCACAAGATGACCTGAAATTCTTTGTAATGGTGTTAAATTATATTATGTTATTGTTGTATCAGGAACCCGATTATGCACAACTTAGTTTCATTCAATCAATTAGCTGGGTCTAGACATCCAGAAGCGACGTTCGATCCACACAATGATTTAATCGACGAGTATTACGAGTGTTTAATCGAGTGTGACGAAAGTCAATCAGTTTGTAAACGAATCTGTAAGGAGGTTTTAGTTTAGAGTTAATTTGTACAAAGAACCTATTCTAATGCATATGTTACTACATTCACATCCGCCTTAATTAATTTTAGAATTAAAATTTAATAGTAAAAAGAAACTCCCATCACCTACTAACAGATGGGAGTTTTATATTATATACCCTTGACATTTTTTGTTGAGGGTTTTATAATGTCTACATATCACATAGTTAGAAAAAAAAACTATGGATAAGGAAGAAAAGAAAGATGAGTTAGATCAACTTACTACTGAAGTTATGAATGCAATGATTGAAAAAAATGATTGTGATGTATATTCGGAAGAGGAGGATCGAGAAAGGTGTAAGAGTGGTAAGTTTCCATATGAACCTAATGGATATACTAATCAAAAACCTAAAGTATATGACGAATTTAATGACCCTTATGGTGGATACTAATGGAAGAAGAAATGAATCCGGAAGAAATAGAATTAAGGAATACTTCTCAACAGTTTGAGTATGAGAGAATGTCAAGAGAGATTGATGAATGTAATGATGTAGAAGTTCTTAAAGAGATGTGTAAATTTTTAGTTAAGTTGGAGATGAAAACAAGAGAAACTTATAGTATAATGCTACAAGATGCTTTAGGTGATATGTCTAAGTATATGCCAGATTTAACAATGACTGGGTCTGAGGGGTCTGAAGATGAATAGTATTATTACTGATTTGGGATTTATTTTATTGGGTGGCATAGTCGCTGTTATCCCTGTTTACCTTTTAGGATTAGCTCTTAAACAAAATGACTGAATTACCAGATGATTACAAAGAAATGCTTCATAGTATGACAGAAGATTTGAATGGACAGCTACATTTTTATACTACATTAGATCAAAGTGGTAGACAAAGTAAGAAGATTGTGATAGAGTATGGAGTAACACAAAAGATTACAGGTGATGTTGATGTCGCTTAGAACACATACTATTAAGAAAAAAGGTGATAAGAGAGATCAGATTTGGGAGTGGGAAGAAACTCCCGAATTGTTAGCAGCAATAGAACAATTGCAAAAATCATCAAAAGCAGTTGAGGATATTGGTTATGTTGATCGTCCGTTGCATGTTGGCAATAAGAATTTCGCACCTTTAAAGGGGAGAAAGAAAGTGATATAGATACTTTAGCAATGGAGTATCGAAGACCACTTTAATGAAGGATAAGAAGGCAGCAAAATTAATCATTAAAAGAGCAAAAAAGCATCCCGAATTGTACACTGAATCAGAATTGAAGTATGCTAAAATGGTGAGAAAACGTATTAAAAAGCAAGAACGAGAAGCAGAACGTAGATTTTTAGATAATAAACCAGAATAGGAATAAGTATCTATTTTATGACTTTGAATAGAAGGAATAGGTTCGGAAACTTCCGACCATCTGGAATGAAAAAAATTACAGTAATTGGATCTGGAAATGCAGGATGTTTGACGGCATTAGAATCTTATAATGATTATTGGCATAATTGTGAAATAGATATAATTCATAGTCCACAAGAACATCCAATAGAAAAGTTTGGTCAAGGGACTGTTCCTGGTTATCCTAAATTATTTACTGAAGTATTGGGTGTTGATTGGTATAATAATTCTCTTGATGCAACTATTAAGACTGGTATTTTATATGAAAATTGGGGTAAAAAGCAAGATAACATATTTCATCCTTTCATGATGAGTCAGTCAGCAGTTCATTTTGTTCCTGATAAATTATCAAAGATGGTACTAGAATCTGGATTGTTTAATGTTATAGAAAAAACTATACATGATCCTGAGAAAGAAATTGATGCTGATGTGATATTTGATTGTAGGGGTAGGCATAATAAGGATAAAAGTAATTATGATCGACTTATTAATCCTGTAAATTCAGTTCTTTTATCTAAGAAGGATGTAGGAGATGGTGATTTAATTTGGACAAGATCAGTTGCTACACCTAATGGATGGACATTTGTTATACCTAATAAAGATAGTGTATCTTATGGGTATTTGTATAATAATACAATAACAACAAAAGAAGATGCAACAGAAGATTTTTTAGAAAGATTTAATCTACATAAAGTTGATGATGATTTGGTATTTGAAAATTATGTGGCAAAAAATATGTTTATAGGTGAGCGAACTGTATTGCAAGGAAATAGGTATTCATTTGTAGAACCTTTAGAAGCAACATCCTTTGCCATTTATGAAAGGTTAGTTCATCTTGCTATAAGTACTATTTTAAATAATAGAGATAGATCAAAAGTTAATAAGACTATGAGGAGAGTGGTGAAAGAAATTGAAACTTTTATACTCTGGCATTATCAATTTGGATCGAAGTATGATACTCCTTTTTGGGATTATGCAAAGTCTCTTCCATTTAATCCAAACGAGAAATTTAATTATTTTATAGATAATTTAAATAATCCCCATTTTGATGAAGATAATAAAGAAGATGATTATGGACAATGGGATATGAATAGCTTTAGATGGTGGATGGATGGTGTATCATGACAGAAAGTATGCAACGAGATTCATTAAAGATTAATCAGAATGATGATGGGTCTTTTACTATAGATTGGGATAAGAATGATCCTAATTGGAAATTTTTAAATGGGTTGACATCTAAGGAAATTCAGGTTATTATTGAACAAGTAATCAAGGAGGATAACATAACTGATGACTAGTGAATCTGATCATAAAAGTTATTCATTGGGAATGCTTGAAGAGTGGATAGATGATGCTTTAAGTTCAGAAGCTACTCCACAAGAAATTTATGATACTATTGTAAATACAATACAAAGAAGTGCAAATTATCATAGAGCATGTCTTAATCATTCAGCAAAATTGTTATCTCTTTTAGAGGATAATATTGTAGTTAATGATACTGCTGATAATGTAGTTAAATTGAGTGATGTAGTTAAGAATTATAAGTATACTGAGAAGGATTATTGGGAAGGAAATGTTTCTGGATCAGATTTTAATGATGCTTTGAATCGTTATGGTTATGAATATACTCCAATAACTAAGGATATTGATTTAGATAGTAAACCTGATGGAGTTTCTTAATGGCATTATCTGAACAAGTTGAAATATCTTTAAGAGATGCACAAGATGATTTGCGGAATGCATTAGCATTTTCAGCACGTAATGAGAAACCTTATGTTAGTAAACATATTGGTGATGTATTAATGTTGGTGGAAAACATTATTGATGCTGCTCATGTAGTTGGAAAACTGGAAAATCGCAAGCCTGGAGATAGTGGTACTTTCGGACCATTTTTTCATAGGGATGAGTAACATAACAAAATGTTGAGGAATCCGAAAGACAATATAAAATTTATAGATAATGCATATAACTAATGTTATAGTATCCTCACAACTCTTCCTAAACCAATGATTAACCTAGACGAACGATATCACTCTTACTTAACAAATCCAGAAAAGAAGTTTCGTATTGATGGTGTTGGTGAACGTGTAAAGGGTTATGGTTGGCATTGTGAAGGTGGGGATATTGCAGGACATTATGTAACTACAGAGAATCATAAACTCTATTATAATATGAGTGGTCAGTTTGTTAGGATGAAGCCACTTAAGGAATTGGAAACAGTTTCTTAGAAATAAATATAGGTGATTATTCTATTTGAATTATGACTAAGGAAATCAAGCACGATTTAGATCATGAAGTGTATCTTGACCCTAAAGATGGAAAAGAACACATTAATCATGGTAAGATGGAATACACTAAGGCAGACTTAGAAAGTGCTCATGCTTATTATGATGAGTATCATAAAGATGATGAACCTGAAACAGGGATTAACGATTGGCATCTAAGGCATCAAGACAAGCACTTGGAAATCTATTGTGATAATCATCCTGATGCTGAAGAGTGCAGAGTTTACGACGAATAAATAAAAATTATCCATTTTATTACAATGACTGAAACACCTGTTAAAAAAGTAAAAGGTAGTTTATATAAACCACCTACTGAAAGACCAGATGAGACTAATATTAGTCTTGGACAATATATTGACGATGCCAAGGTAAGATGGCAGATTCATTTGTATGAATGGGATGAATTTACAAATGATGTTATAGTACCTACTGCAAAGACTATCTACTCATGGTCTGTTAAGACTATTGATAGTTTAAAGGAATGGCAGAAGCAACAGACAAGTTCTGGGACAGTTGAGAAAGTGTCCACTGAAAGGGTTGGAAAGGATATGGATAACCTATAATAGGTTTATGGGAAACAAAACAGGTTTCTTTCTAGTCTGACTTAGAAGCAGACACATGATCGAA